TCGTCACGGTTGACCGCGTGACCGCGACGCAGATCAAAGCAGGCACGTGGACGGTGCGCCGGCGCGACGCGCTCGTCATTGACGGGCATACGGGCATACGTCGGTGCGCGTTCGTGCCGACCGCCGAAGATCGGGAGCGGTGGGACCGTCGTATCCGTATCACGCGCGCCCGACTCGCCCTGCGCGAGCTGGTCGTCGACGACAAGAACCTCGAAGCGGTCGAACTGCTGCTCGCGGGGCTCAAATGAAGCGGCTACTCGCCGAGGTCCGGGCCGCGTGGTTCTGTCTGCGCAACCGTCAATACAAGCCCGTGCGGACGCGTGACGCGTTGGGCCGTGTGGTCGCCGTAGGGGCGTCGCGTTGCGTGCTTATGAGCGTCGTATTCTGGCGCGCTAAACCGACGGGGCGGCCCGTCAAGGTCCGGACGCAATGACCGCCTAGACAGGCCGACGCCGCATTACGCGGCGTTTTTTTTATCCTACTTCCACGGCAACCCCTCGGGCGCTTCGCCGTCCTTCTCCATTGCTGCGATCTGCTCGTCTCGATACGCGTTGATGCGTGTGCGGTCGATCTGCGGCCGCTCGGAGTCCCACAACGCCCGCGCCGTCTCTTGGATGAACTCATATTGAGAATGAGGCACCTTGACGCGATAGACCGGGATGCCTTTGACCGGTTGCGGGTTCGGCAGCACGTCGGCCCGGGTCAACGCGGGATAGTGCGTGAGGCATAGCCCGATCGCCAGCTCGAACATGGCGTCGACGTGTTGGGGGCGCACGGGGATATTAGCGACCCGGATATGCTGCAATGCCTCGGCGCGCTCTTCGCGTTGCCTCAAAAGGGCGGCGCGCTCCTCGGCCCGCTGGGCGTCCACACGGGCGCGGGCTCGGGGGGTTATGCCTACCGCCTCACGAGCGGTCGCCGAGGCATTAGAAACACATTGGGCGCAAGCCCCGCTCGCCGTGTAGCGGTGGGACAAATGCCCATATTTGCACGGCTTGCCCGTGAAATATTGAGTATCGCCAGTTTTTAAGGCGTCTGAACGGTTCTTAAACACTTAGATCCCTTTAGATGAGGTGCTTAAATTTTAGGCAGTCGTCTACAAGAATCTAAGTAACTTAGATGCCGCCGAAAGGGCGAAAACGACGCCTGCAGAAAATTATACAGGACGTTTCAAGCGGTATGTTGTAGAAAACTGCCCCAAAAGTACCCCGAAACGCATACCCCGTACAGTACTTTTCCCCGCAGAGACTTTTTTTTTTTTTAAATCTACGTATTAAGATTGTAGACGTAAATTTAACCGTCTTAACCTTAGTCTATAGATTTTGACAGTTAAAACCGTAAGCGTTTTGAAAGCGCCGGGGTACGCGAGTTCGGGGTAAATCTTAGCGTGTGGTCGACAACGAAGAACTTGCAACAAATTGCGCGGACGTTGATATACTGCAAGGTATGGAAAACCCCGCCGACAACCTGCCCGAGCGTTACCGCGTGTTCGTCGACGCCTTGTTCGCAACGCATCCGTGGCATCAAACGAACGCGTACATGAAAGCGTTCCCCGGCGCGTCGTACGACACCGCCCGGAACAACGCGTCTGTCCTGATGCGCGACCCCCGTGTGATCGCCGAGGTCGAGCGGCGCAAGGTTGAGCGGCGCGAGGCGGCCAAGCTCGAAGCGGACTTGATCGACCGGGAACTCGCCTTGCTGGCGACCGCCGACCCGCGCGAGCTGTCGGAGTGGTACACGGGCGCGTGTCGCTACTGCTACGGCGACGGGCACCGGTACCAACGCACGCCGGCCGAGTTCGAGCGCGACCTCGCGGCGTACCTGCAGACCCCCGAGGGCAAGGCAGACCCCGCCGGGCTCGCGTTCGATATGCAAGGCGGCGTCGGCTTCAACCCGAAGCGCGAGCCGCACGGGGAATGTCCGGAGTGTCACGGCGAGGGCGTCGGTTACGAGGTTTTCAAGGACACGCGCTACCTGTCGCCCGCCGCGGCCCGGTTGTTCGCCGGCGTCAAGCGCACGCGCGACGGCGTGGAAATCAAGACCCGGTCGCAGGACAAAGCCCTCGAAATGATCGGCCGGCGCCTCGGCCTGTTCCGCGACAACGTGGGGCTTTCCGGGCCTGATGGCGGGCCGATCCCGGTCGCTAGCGTGTCGTCCACGACGACCGACCCGCAAGAGGCGGCACGGCTCTATCTGGCCGTCATGGGGGCGCAGTAGTGCCCTTGCCGTTCCCGTTCAACTGGAAAAACCCCGACTACCTCGCCGTTTTCGATTGGCGCGTCGAGCGTTTGCGTCGCATCCGTGCAGCCGTGGCCGCCGAGGGCGCCGAGCAAAAGACGTTGCCGGCGCTGCGGGCCTACTACCGCGAGAACCCGGCGCAATTCGTGACAGATTGGGGCATGACGTACGACCCCCGTAACGTGCGGCGCGGGCTGCCGGCGTCGCTCCCGTTCCTGCTCTTTCCCCGGCAAGAGGAACTCGCGCATTGGCTGCTCGAACGCTGGCGCGCGGGCGAACCGGGCTTGATCGACAAGTCGCGCGACATGGGCGTCTCGTGGCTCATGATGGCGCTGGCGTCGACGCTATGCCTGTTCACGCCGCAACTGTCGATCGGTTGCGGGTCGCGCAAGGCCGAGCTTGTCGACGTGTTGGGCGACCCCGATACGCTGCTCGAAAAAGCCCGTATCTTCATCGGCGCGCTACCGTCGGAGTTCCGGGGCACGTGGGACAGGAACGACAAAGCGTGCAGCACGCACATGAAATTGGTTTTTCCGACGACCGGCTCGATTCTGACCGGCGAGGGCGGCGACAACATCGGCCGCGGCGGGCGCCAGTCCATCTACTTCGTCGACGAGGCGGCGCACTTGGAGCGGCCCAAGCTGGTCGACGCGGCGTTGTCGGCCACGACCGATTGCCGCATCGACCTATCGAGCGTCAACGGTACCGGCAACCCGTTCGCGGAAAAGCGCCGCACGTACCCCGAGCGCCAGATTTTTACCTTCCATTGGCGCAGCGACCCGCGCAAAGACGATGCGTGGTATGCCGCCCAATGCGCGCGGCTCGACCCGGTCGTCGTGGCGCAAGAAATCGATATCAACTATACGGCCAGCGTAACGGGCCTGCTCATTCCGTCGGCATGGGTGCAAGCGTCCGTCGACGCGCATAAAAAGCTCGGCATCGTACCGACCGGGGCGCGTCGCGGGGCGCTGGACGTGGCCGACGAGGGGCGCGACCTCAACGCGTTCGCCGGACGCTATGGCGTGGTGCTGGACTACCTCGAAACATGGAGCGGCAAGGGCGACGACATATTCGGCACCACGGTAAAGGCGTTCGGCATTTGCGAGGCGAACAAATACGGCTCGATGCTGTACGACGCCGACGGGCTCGGCTCGGGCGTACGGGGCGACGCGCGCATCATCAACGCCGATCGGATGCGCGCGGGGAAATCGGAAATCGTCGTTACGCCGTTCCGCGGGTCGGCCAGCGTGCATGACCCCGAGGGCGAACTCGTCAAGGAGCGTAAGAACAAGGATTTTTTCGCGAACCTCAAGGCGCAGTCGTGGTGGGCGTTGCGGCTACGGTTTCAGGAAACGTACCGGGCCGTCGTTGAGGGCATGGAGTACGACCCGGACAAGATCATCTCGATATCGTCCGAGCTGGCCGAGCTGTCGGCGCTGCTGGTCGAGCTGTCGCAACCGACGTACACGCTCAACACCGCCGGTAAGGTCGTTATCGACAAGACGCCCGACGGTACCCGCTCGCCCAACCGGGCCGACGCGGTCATGATGATCTATAACCCGGCCGGCGTATCGGTTGACGTGTGGGCGAAACTAGGGGCGGGTTAAAAGACCATGCAGTCGGGCGACGCGCACCGGTACGGGCCGCCGCTGCCGTAGTCCGCATGCAGCCCTTCGGCCGTGCCGCAGCATGCGCACCGCGGGACGCTTCGCGCCGCCCGGGCCTCGACTATCGCCCGAGCCTCGGCGACGAGATGCGCCAGCATGCCCGCCCCTGTCTCGCCGGCGTCCGGGTTCAAGCGGGCGACGCGCTCGGCGAGGCGCTCGGCCGCGGCGGCTATTTCCCATTCTTTCCAAATTTTCGCGGTCATGGTCGCGTTTCCCCTTAGTTGAGTTTGACCCGCAACGCCTCGACGTCGGCGGCGTACCCGTCGGCGATCGGCAAGTAATGCACGTGGCCGACCTCGTCCCGTATGTGTTGCCATTCCATCGCGTTCCCCTTTAACTGGGTTTCTCGTCGGTCATTACGCGGGCTTTCGCCATGCCGCGTTTGAAATTCATGCCGGCGCCGGGCGACTTGCTCAACTCGACGAGGCGAGCCCATGCGGCCGCGTCGACCTCCCACAACTTAGCGTCGGCGTCGTACCGGCCGCCTTTGGCTTTGAGCATGTCGCGGATTTCGTAAGCGTTGGCGATTTTTACAGTACCCATTTCGTTCTCCGGTTGCGTTGTTGATGTGAGAACTATAGTCGCATTATTCGACCAATGCAAGCACTATTTTACGTTGGCCGTTTATAACGTTGGCGCAACGTTTCCGACTAGCATAAAATCGGGCGAAACGTAAAGAGGGCCGCCAACCATGGGCAAGAAAAACTCGCATCATCGCGTGCAGCAACGCATTACCGACCGGGCGGCCACGATTCGCGCCGAGACGGCCGACTCGTTCGTCAACCTATCGGCCCGGCTCGGCTTCGGCGCGGGCTCGCCCATGGACGGCGCCCGGTACGCTACCGACTTCATTTCCCGCAACCCGCAAAACCTCGAAGCGGCGTACCGCTCGAATTGGCTTTGCGGGATGGCCGTCGACCTCGTGGCCGAGGACATGACGCGCGAGGGCGTGACGTTCGTTTCCGAAGACCTCGACACCGACGACGCGGCCACGCTGCATAGTGCCGTTGAGCGCCTCGCCATCTGGCCGGCGTTGTGCGAGCTGGCGAAGTGGGGCCGGCTGTACGGCGGCGCGATCGGCGTGCTGCTCGTCGACGGCCAGCAATTGAGCACGCCGCTACGCCCCGACACCGTGAGCGAGGGGCAATTTAAAGGGCTCGCCGTGCTGGACCGGCACCAAGTTACGCCCTCGCTTGAGAACACCGTTACCGAACTCGGCCCGGACCTCGGGAAACCGGTTTTCTACACCGTCGCGCCCGGCTCGGCGTGCCTGTCAAATCAACGCATTCATTACTCGCGCGTCGTCCGCGTGGACGGCCTCGAACTGCCGTGGCGTCAACGCCTCGCCGAAAACGGGTGGGGGCAATCCATCCTAGAACGCTTGTGGGACCGCGTTGTCTCGTTCGACTCGACGACCATGGGCGCGGCGCAGTTGGTCTACCGCGCGCACTTGCGG